AGCTGCACTAAGTCTAATTTCATTCGTTATATCACATACATGTGCTCTAGTATTATCGGAATATTCTACCATTGTGCCAGTATATGTGTAACTTAATGCTGGTATTGTCGAATAACCAATTCTTCTTGGGTTTGTAGCAGGAGCAAAACTTGGGCTTACAGGTGTTGTATTCTTTACTTGATCTTCTGTTATGTTAGAGCTATATAATTTTGCTTGGTCTGTAAAAGCGCCACCATTTGATGTGTTTTGTGGTTGTACAATTCTAGGAAATATTCCAATCACGACTGGAGCTTGTTTTGACATTCCGTCAGTATAAAATCCAAATGCCCAATCACCCTCTCTTGCAGCGGAGGTACTGAAAGAACCATTTGGTGAACAAAGTGGTATTGCCCAAGGTAAATCTTTAGTGGGTATCTTATTCAGATCAGGAGTATGTGCATTAAAAATCCTCACCCTGTATCTCATGCCACCAGTCAATTGGTCATCAAATCGATCTTCAATTACACCGATCCACCAAACAAAATTATCATGCCCCATTACATTTTCAAAATTTTCCTTATTCATATTTTAGCCTCTGATAGCATCTTCTAATTGTTTATATGTTCTGTAATTATTAACTGTTTTGTTGTATGTGTCTTTTACAACTTCAACCACAGTTTCATATTTTTGATTGCTATCTAAAATGTGACGCACAGCCGAAACCATATATTTTCCAGAATTGTATTCATCAAGCACACCTTTTGTTAAACCATCTCTTTCAGTTGATGGTAAAAAAACTTCGATAATCATTCCAACAGTTATATTAGGATCACCAGCAAGTGATAATTTAATTCTAGAATAATGTGAAAGCGGTAATTGTGCTGTTCTTTTTGGTAAATATTCTTCAATGTATATGTCGTTAGCAACTGAAGATGGATTTATTCCTTGTGCAAATTTTTGTCTTGAATTACCAGTAGCAATTTTCAAAACAGATGAATATTCTTCATATACAGGTTTGCGTTTTCTATTTTTTATTTGAGGTGCGATTGAATAACTATTCAAGTTTTCAGATTTTTTTAAATATTCATTCAAATTGAAATCTGTTTGTCTCCAAGTTCCTGTCAGTGGATCAACAGAAATTAATTTATTTGCAAAAACACCTTTCGTTACACCGTATAAAGAATCAAAGGTGTCTAAAAATACATACGATTTTATACCTGTTATATTTCTTTGTATTTCAGGATAATCTGTGCCTATATTTCTTGGAATGTATGAAAATTTATTGTACGATTGTTGCTTAAAAATTGTTTGCAGAGAGAAGAAATTTACACCGTCAGAATTTTCATAAAAGAGAAAATCAGCACCCTCTTTTCCAATGGGTCTAGCATAATTTGACAGCCATTTAATTGCTTCATATGGATTTTTATATGGTATCACAAAATCGTAAAGCCCATTTGTTTCCTGCACTCTAATATATTCTGACTTTATTTGTAATTCATTATAGAGTATATCAGTAACAATATCACTAATTTTTTTACCAGGATATGATTTACTTACTTTTAATTGTTGTGATAAGAAAAATTCTTCTGTGCAAAAATTTAACGTGTATAATTCTGTATCATAATTAACAATACCCCTTTCACTTACTCTGTATATTCTAAAATATTTGTTAACAGAAACAAATTTACTTGAATTTCTTTGTGTTTTTCTAAAATTTACTTTGATATATTCAAACCCAGACATTCCCAAGTTTGGTATCATTTTAATGGCATCTTTTATTAAAACGCTACCACTACAAAAACCATTAATAATATCTTCATAATAAGACAACTCAACCATCATATTTTTAATGTCTGTTACATCATTTGCAGTATACAGAAGTAATTCTTCCAGAATAAATTGGTCTGGATTTAAAACACCAGTGCCAACTGACTGTGGAGCAGGATTTTCTGCAATCTGATTACTTGCCATCTAATTAAGACCCCATAACATCTTTAAATACTCTTTCCATTTCATCGACATATGAATTGTTTAGTATTTTTATTTGTCTTCTACTTTGATTTAAATCGGATTCATAATCAAAAATAGTAATTTGTTCTTTTGTGATATCTATTGTACAAGTGCCATCGGGAAGACTGAATGTTGTTGAAGATGGTGAAAGAGCATTGTACTGTGTTTGTGTGATGGATACTTTTACTACATTTTCATCACCTGATACTGAGTTTGTTGTAGTTATTATTTTTTCATATTTGTAAATTGTTGTATTTGTATAAACAAAAGGAGTTTGCCCTGCGTCTTCCGCTTCTGTTGCATATTTCGTATCAATGTATTGTAAAAACATTTGATCTGACAGAGGCCAGTCCCATAATGGGTCAAAAATTTCATTTGAAAGCAAAATAATCCAATATCGAAACGGGTCGCCATAATATTTTTCTGCAATTATTTCAGGAGTATCACCGTCTTGAATTGCATATTCATAAAAGAGCATCGGATTGTTTTGTAATTGTTCAATTAATCTGGCTCTCGTTACCAAATTTGTAAGTAATATTGAATTACCATTTTCGTCTGGCGTTATTATTTTTGGTAGTGTATTGAAGTAAAACATTAGTAACCTTCAACAATTTTTGATTTATCGATGATTTGTATTTCTTGAAACTGCAATGTTAGTCTAGTTTGAACCGGTGCACCTTCATTATGTGTTGCCCAACCTGTTGGTGCATAATCAACGTTCACCGAAGTTAGAACAGACTCGGCTATTCTATTTACATTAGGATTTCTTGCTCCTTTATACATAAAGTCAATTTCAAAAGTTTCAGGAACTTCAAAAAATGGAGAACCTAACGGATCACTTGCACTACTTATACCTGACAACATGGCAGCACCTTCAGGATCAATTCCTTCTGGTCTGACTGTTGTAATTTTTTTTGAAATTCTAGGTGCAGAATGATATTTAAACAGATGTATTATTTTTTTAATATCGTCTGCTTCTTTTTTGTTATATGGTGTTAGAAGAAAATCGAACTGAAATGTTCTAAAACCAACACCTCTAAACATCACTTGAAGTTGTGGGTTTATAGCTTTATTCACCCCTTGTAATGCCAAATCACCTAAATTTGACATTCCGACTTTATTTCCTAATGCATTCAATCCCATATATCTTAATGCAGGATCGGTTAAAATTTTATTTCCAAGGTTTGAAGCCGAACCTCCTCGCAAACCTTCTAAAGCAAAGTCTGTCAAAGATGCACCAGCCTGCGCAATAAAGTAGGCTTTACCTAATGAATCAGTGATACTGATATCATCATATGTCGAATTATAGTTAACATTTAATGTATCTGGAACATATAAGAAAACACTTGTAATATATTGTTTCGATCCGTTTCCTGCAACAGCGGTTTTAAGAAGATTTCCTGCTGCGCCACCAATTTTTTGTATACCTCCAGCCGCCGCTATCGCTGCGGCTTGACCTCTTTCCACTGGATTTGTTCCCGTGACTGCTGCTTGTTGAACATTTGTTACAACCTCTCCACCAGTTTCTAAAAGATTAGTTGTTGCATTCTGAACCATTTCAAGATTAACCGGAATTTTGGCATAAATGTCGAATTTTATCACATGATTTCTAGAAGGATTAGAACCCAAATCTCTTGGATATTTTAATCCTTGAATTTTATACTTGTTTCCATATAATGCCGCTAGAGGACCATTAGCGGCATCGGTTGGTATTGAGATACCAGCTATATTGGTCGGGATAGATATAGGCATAGTGTTTTCTTTTTTAAGAAGTGATGTATATATATTTATATGGCATACTCTGGCAGATTTTTACCAAAAAACCCTCAAAAATATAGAGGGGAACCTTCAAATATCATCTACCGCTCTAGTTGGGAGTGTCGGGTGATGAATTGGCTCGACCAAAATGAATCTATTTTAGAATGGGGTTCCGAAGAGTTTTCCATACCGTACCGATCACCAGTTGACAACAAAATACACCGTTATTTTCCAGATTTTTACGTGAAAGTTAAGCAAAAAGATGATACAATTAAGGTCATGATATTGGAAATTAAGCCAGCAAAACAGACGAAACCACCAGAAAAAAGAAAAAAGGTCACGAAACAATATATCAATGAAGTTGTAACATGGGGTATAAATGAAGCGAAGTGGAAAGCCGCCACAGAATTTTGTTTGGATCGTGGTTGGGCTTTTAAAGTATTAACTGAACATGATTTAGGAATAAAATGATTAGACTACATGTATTGGCGGTGCCTCATACCGCATCAACAAAAGAGTATACAGTTTGCGCATTCACTCAGAAAGTAATTAATTTCTGTAAAATGTTCAAAGAAGAAGGTATGCACGTGATTCACTATGGGCATGAAGATTCGCAGGTCGAATGTGACGAACATGTCACAGTAACCACACAAGCTCTACTTGAAAAAGTTTACGGAATTTATGATTGGAAAAATCAAGGATTAAAATATAATCAAGAAGATGAAGTTTTTAAAACTTTTAATGATAATTGTATTAAAGAAATAGCAAAAAGAAAACAACCTCACGATATTATTTTGTGTTTTTTTGGTGTAGCACAGAAGCCAGTGTGTGATGCGCATTCCGATCTTCTTTGTGTTGAACCAAGTATTGGTTATCCTTCCCAATTCGCACCTTACAAAGTATACGAATCGTATGCGGTGATGCATGGTCTACAAGGTCCAGAAAAGGTATCAACTGCCGAGTATAAATTTTACGATGCGGTTATTCCTTCAGGATTCGATCTATCCGAGTTCGATTTTAAAGATTGGTCTGGTAAACAAGATTATTTTCTAATGTGTGGTAGAATGGTGTGGTCAAAAGGAGTTGATATTGCTGCACAAGTGACAGAAAAAATAGGTAAAAAACTAATACTTGCTGGTACAACACATGGCCCTAGTGATTGTAATTTAGGAAATGAATGGCCGAAACATGTTGAGTATGTTGGCTATGCTGATGTTGAAAAACGCAAAAAATTAATGTCTGAGGCCATGGGGCTATTTTGCCCGACAATTTACAACGAACCTTTTGGCTATGTAGCAATCGAAGCAATGCTTTCCGGAACTCCAGTGATCACTGTGGATTGGGGTGCTTTCACGGAAACTGTACAACATGGTGTCACAGGTTATCGCTGTAGAACTTTCGAGCAATTTTTGTGGGCAGCCAAAAATATCACAACAATTTCTCCTCATGCATGTCGTGAATGGGCAGCCGAAAATTATAATTTCAAGAAAATTGGCAAAATGTATCGTGAGTATTTTGAATCAATTATTAACGTATCAAAAGGTACAGGCTGGTACACTGAAAGGCCCGAAAGAAATGAACTTGAATGGCTCACGAAAAAACAACCAAAAAATCCAAAATCTTTCAAAGAGATATTGTCATGGTATAACGAAATTAAAGATGGAAAAATAAAATTTTTAGAAATTGGTGCTATGGATGGCGTCAGTCACGGTGATTTAAGCTCATATATTATGTGTTACGATTGGGAAGGGGTTTTAGTTGAACCTTTGCCGGATATGTTTGAAAAACTTGTCGATAACTACAGTCAAAAATATGGGCTTAGTTTTGAGTGTGTGGCAATAACTGAAGAGGATGGCGAACGATACATTCATAGGGTACCACCGGGAACGAAAGGTGCACCTGAATGGGCTGACGGGTGTTCAACCCTGGTACCCGAAAGATACATTGAGGACCTAGTTCCAATGATGGTCAGAGAAAAAATTAAAACTATGTCATTAAAAACATTAGTCGAAAAACATAATTTGCATGACGTTAATTTTGTACAGATTGACACCGAAGGTTACGATTTCAAGATATTTTTGCAAATGGACGGTTTAATTAATCCAGATTTAATTAAAATAGAAGTTTCACACAATCCTTTTACAAATTCAGTTTATATAGATCATGTTTTGAGACAAAAAGGATACCAAACGTTCATAGAGGGTTATGATTTAATAGCGTATAGGTTCTAACATAAATATGGCATGGCTTCCACACTTACTCAATTAGCGACCCAAAGGACTGCTCTGGATCAAGAATTCTTATCCAGACAGTCTTTCACATGGTTTCAGGATAAAATAAAAGAATTAAAATCGCCTGTAAATTTGGCAAAAGAGATAGTGAACGATAAAAGCCGAAAAGGTAGGTTTGTAATGGGTGGTTTATACCACTTTTTTTACGATCCTTTAACGAAAGCTGAACTGCCTTACTATGATATGTTTCCGTTGGTGATACCGCTTCAGCCTATGAATGATGGTTTTTTAGGGCTGAATTTGCATTATTTGCCACCGAGATACAGAGCAGCATTCATGGATAAACTCATGAATTTTGCCATTTTAGACAAAGATGATGATCCTAAGAGACTTAGAGTTACATATGAAATATTGAATGCTACAAGAAATTACAGAGAATTCAAACCTTGCATCAAGCATTATTTGAAGTCACAAATTAAAACAAGGATAGTACCGATATATCCAAATGAGTGGGAAACTGCATTATTTTTACCGACAGCAATTTTCAAAGGCGCGACACCTCAGAAAATTTACAAAGAATCAATTAATAAAATAAAAAGTAGGGTATACTAATGGCTGGATCCATATCTCAATTTAAGTCAAGCTTTTCTACTGATGTAGCTAGACCTAATAGATTTGATGTAATTGTCCCTGTACCAATAGGATTGGTGCCATACATTGGGTTGGTTAGAAGATTGAATCTTCGATGTGAGGCGGCAGAATTGCCAGGTAGAACGATTGCTACAACGAACATGAAAATTTATGGTGTCGAAGAAAAATTTCCATATATGACTTCATATAGTG